TGCATCTGGTCAATATCCTGGCGGTGGCGGTGGCGGTGCATCTGAAGTTGGCAATACAGATGGTGGTGGTTTTGGCGGAGATGGTAGAGCCACATCAATAACAGGATCATCAGTTACTTATGCTGGCGGTGGCGGTGGTGCAGCAAATGCAGGTGATGCACGCAAAGCTGGTGGAGAAGGTGGCGGTGGCGGCGGCGGATTTGAAGGAAACAGAGCTGGAGAAGCTGGCACAGTTAATACTGGCGGTGGCGGTGGTGGTGGTGGTTATGCTGGCGCAGCTGCTGGAGGCGCAGGAGGATCAGGAATTGTAATTCTTAGATATTTAACATCTGCTGGCACTATTACTATCGGTGGTGGTTTAACAGGATCAACAGCAACAGATGGACTTTATAAAGTCACAACAATAACTGCTGGCACTGGGAATGTGAGTTGGGCATAATGGCACATTACGCATTTATAGAAAATAATGTTGTAACGCAAGTTATTGTCGGTATTGATGAAAATGAATTAATTGAAGGCTTAGCACCAGAAACTTGGTATAGTAATTTTAAAGGTAAAGTTTGTAAACGCACTTCATACAACGGCAATATACGTAAACAATATGCTGGCATTGGTTATACGTATGATCCAGTGGCAGATGTATTTATTGCACCACAACCTTATCCATCTTGGTCACTAGACGAAAACTTTGATTGGCAACCACCAATATCTAGGCCAGAAGGTATGGGTTTTTATTGGGATGAGCAGGCAGGAAACTGGATTGAAGCCTAAACTATGTGCAGCTGGTGTGCAGTTAAGGGATCAAGTTGATACGTGGTTTCCAGATAGGCGTACTGCCAGTGATGGGTGGGTGGGCGATAGCCGTCACTCCGCCAGAAAATCGGATCATAATCCAGACGCCAATGGATGGGTCAGAGCGATTGATATTGATTCTCGCTTGGGTTCACCCGAAGGGATCAGCGCTTATCTGGCTGACCAAATCAGAATCGCTGGTAAAACCGATAAACGCATATCTTACGTCATCCACAATGGGAGAATATGCTCGAAGATATTAAATTGGAAATGGCGTAAATACAACGGCATAAATCCGCACACCAAACATTTGCACTGTAGTTTTACAAAGCTAGGCGATCTCGATGGAAAACCATTTGACATCCCATTACTAGGAGGCAAGATATGAAGATAAGCAAAAAACAGAAAGCAATACTAAAGTCATACGCACGTGGCGTATTGGTATCATTCTTAACATTCTTAGCAAGTAATGAATTAGGTTTAGACCCAGCGCTGTCTGTAGTAATTGCAGCACTCGCAGGGCCAGCAGCTAGGGCTTTAGATAAATCCGATATTGCCTATGGCATCGGTGCTAATGAAAAATGAGTCCTACCGAATGGGCTGGCTTTGGCGCTGGCGTTATCGCCGTGCTATCAGGCGGACTAATAGGATTACGTTTTCTAGTTAAAGGCTGGTTAAACGAATTGCGCCCGAATTCTGGTAGCAGTATCAAAGATGCCGTTGATCGAATTGACCAAAGAAGTTCGAGGCTAGAGCAGCGTGTCGATGATCTCTTTATTTTAATCAGTAAGTCATAATTTAATTATGGCTACTAAACGCAAACCAAAGAAAAAGCCAGTACGTAAACGCAGGACTACTAAAGAGCCTGTACTTACTAAACTGGATTTCTGGGCAATAGCAGCTAATGAGGTTTATATGGCGTGCCGTAAGTCTGGAATGGATGAAGGCACAGCTTTAGCCTTTGCGATGGATAGGTCAAGTTATCCAGACTGGATCGTAGATACCAAAGATCCTATTAAAAACCCACTTGATGATTTCGAAGAGGATGAAGATTAAGCGACAGACTGTAAGATATTTGGTCATCTCAGACTTGCAGGTGCCCTATCATCACGAGGCAGCTGTTAAGAATGTTATTAAGTTAGCGAGGCGAGAGAAATTTGATTCTGTATTGGTGGTCGGGGATGAGATTGATTTTCAGTCGATTAGCAAGTGGAGCGAAGGCACACCTCTGGCTTATTCAGAGGACTTACACTCTGATCGTGAGCTATGTAAGCAGATACTTTGGGATCTCGGTGAGTACAGTCCAGAGATGCATATTATCCGCAGTAATCATACTGACCGCTTATACAATACTCTCCTAAAAGTACCTGGATTAATCAACCTACCAGAGCTGCAATACCCTGCTTTTATGGGGTTTGCTGAGATGGGTATGACCTATCACAAAACCGCTTATGAGTTCCACGATAATTGGGTGCTCTGCCACGGAGATGAAGGCAATATGAGCCAACACGCTGGAATTACTGCGTTGAATTTGGCCAAAAAATTTGGTAAGTCAGTTTTGGCTGGGCATAGCCACAGACTGGGCATCAGTGCCTATTCAGAGGGCGTAAACGGCCATTACAGGGCTTTATATGGCGTGGAGGTAGGTAACCTTATGGATCGCAAAAAAGCCGCTTATATCCGCTATGGAAGCGCAAATTGGCAGATGGGATTTGCTATACTAGAAGCCAGCGGTAAGACCCTGACACCGACCCTGGTGCCAGTAAATAAGGATGGCTCATTTACAGCTTTAGGCAGACACTATGGGGCTTAACACAGAGTACGTCGAACGCACTATCGATGACCATATCGATGACTTCGACGATATTAACGTTATCTAATCGTTATACAAAAAACGCCCTAAATCATCCACAAAGTCACCCACAGGTGCAACACTATGCCTATGCCACAAAGTATGTGCGCATAGATTGGGCTACAAATGACTATGGAAATCGCAGTTTATTTATTTATAGGTTTAAGTATGGCGTATTGGCTGGTGCTAATGCGTATTGATGATATGAAGCAAACGCACTACTGGCGTGGCCGTAAAGATGGCTGGGATATGCACCGACGTATGATCCAAAACAAGGTTAAAACCGATGAGGTATTTGACTATGACAAAAACTGAGAAGCTACTAGCTGATGTTGTCGATATGGTGCATACAAGGGGAGCGGTCTATGGTCACCCTTACACAAACCACAAAAGGATCAGTGACCTCTGGTCGGCATATCTCGACCATCCAATTACGCCTAGTCAAGTCGCATTATGTATGGCGCTCGTCAAGGTTTCTCGGCTTACTGAGTCTCCAAATCACAGCGACTCGGTCATCGATGCACTTGCTTACATTTCGATATACCAGACAGTCCTTGAAGCAGAAGCCGACGTCAATTTTACCTGGGGGGATGACTAATGGCATTTAACTTACAAGATTATGAAACAGTCGAGAGCCGACTGGACAAATGGTGGAAGGATTATCCAGATGGAAGAATTACAACAAAGTTGGAAGAAGCCTCAGCTGCCAGATTTATTGTCAGCGCACAACTATACAAAACAGAGGCAGATGCCCAGCCGTATGCGACTGGCCTTGCTAGTGAAGTGGTTAGTGATCGGGGTGTCAATTCAACTTCTGCATTGGAGAATGCTGAGACTTCAGCGATCGGCAGAGCGCTTGCAAACGCAGGTTATGCAGCTAAGGGTAAGCGGGCTAGTCGAGAAGAAATGACAAAGGTTGCAACATATTCACCAGCAGGCAGTAGAGCCAGAGCTGTTGAAGATGTACTACGCCAGTCTTTTGCAGAAGATAAGAAAGAGCCAACAGTCTGGTCAGTTGGTGATGCAGTAGAAGCTATACCGCTGCCACCTAAACAACAAGAATGCAAACACGGAGCGATGATACTTAAAGAAGGCACAGCCAAAACTGGTAAGCCTTATTATGGTTATGTATGCAGCGCATTTAAAGATCAACAATGTGATGCTCGCTGGCACAAACTTACAGCTGCGGGATCGTGGTATTGGGATGGGGGTGAATAAATGGGCTATATCGAGATACTTCGAGGTGGACCTTACCTGGAGCGCATAGAGAACGACCAGGTAAAGTTTATGCCATCAACTGAGGTATGCGTAGCTTGTAATGATGACAGGCTAATACATTCAGGTAATTTCTTAGTTTGTACTCAGTGCCACTGTAGGCAATAAGGATATTACCACAATGTACCCACAGTTCAAATGTAATGGTTGTCAACGCAACACAGAATTTCTGTGGCTTGAGCAATTAGATACGCCAGAGGGCTTTAAGGCTTATCAATGTATGGATTGTGGCTGCGTTGGAATTAAGAACGTAGTCGAGGCTTTGCATATACCAGATTCAGATATATCAAGGTGTGATAAGTGTGGTAGTTGGAAGTTTGCAGCCGTGGTCTGCCACACTTGTCAGTTGATTGGAGCCAAGTAATGCCAACCTATGAATATAGCTGTAATGAATGCGGCACTTATGGATCAGTGCATAGATCATACGATGATGACAGCACGCCTATGAGCTGCCCTAAATGTAATTTACAAATGTCAAGAATTTATAGTGCACCTGGGCTGATATTTAAGGGTGGTGGCTGGGGGAAGAATGCCTGAAGCAACGCCTGAAGATTGGGCACGTCAAAACAAAATGCGCCAAGAATGGTTGGATGCACACCCAGATGCTGAGTACGAGGGTTGGATGTCTATTTAGGTACTGTGACACATCTCACATCTCATATAGTGAGACGATTTAATCATTTACGCATAGAGAGGGTTGACATAGAATGCTAGGCTCTAGTGAAGCAGTGGCTCACAAAGCCACAAGGCGAGCCCGACAGGGAAAGCTCGCAAGGTGCTGGCTAGTTGGGATCGCTCTATTCATAGTTAATCTTTGCTTTGTAAAGACTGATTCCGTTTCTAGCCTTACAGATAATCCTAAAGTTATGATTACATTTAAAGAATATGCACGTTTAAAGATAGAAGATAATCAACAATACAAATGCTTAACAAAACTATGGGGTGCTGAAAGCGCCTGGAATGATAAAGCTGTAGGTAACCTAGATGGTAAACAGCAAGTCTATGGTATACCGCAGGGTAAGTCGGAGTACCTTAGTAAAGTAGATGGATATAAGCAGATAGACTGGGGCTTATCATATATAGCAGCACATAGGCTGTATGGTCTAGATGATAGGGGTTATATCAATGCGTGTGCAGCTCTTAATCACTTTAAACTTAAAGGCTGGCATTAATGAGTGAGCGTGCTATTGGTAGTGGCAAGTGGAAAAAATTACGCATCACTATTCTCGACAGAGATGGATGGCAGTGCGCTATCTGTAATAGACCAGCACACACAGTAGATCACATCATACCTAGAGTTAAGGGTGGGGATATGTGGGCACCAGATAACTTGCAATCTATGTGTAAGAGCTGTAATAGCAGTAAAGGTGGCCGTTTTTTTAGCAGCAAGGCGAC